GCGCAAACCTCAGCATTGCAACCAGTCAGAAACGCAAGGACAAGCAGACTGGTGAGTACATTGAAGACACTCAGTGGCATCGACTCAAGTTCTTTGACAAACTCGCTGAGATCGTTGGTGAGTATGTCAAGAAAGGCTCGACCATTTATGTTGAAGGTCAAATCAAATATGGCAAGTTCACAAACAAGGATGGGATGGAAATCTCAACTGTGGATATTGTTTGCGATGAAATGACCATTCTGAGCAGACCAAAAGATCAAAAAGATCAAGCAGCAGAAAAGCCAAAGCCTCAAGGCTCTGGTTTTGACGATATGGAAGACGACATCCCTTTTTAACTTGGAGAACTACATGAAAACAGCAGGAATCGAGAGAGTTTGGAAAAACGCTGGCACTTGGTCAGATCAAGCAATGAATTTGCTTTTGAGTTTCTCAGCAAGGCAAAGAGAGGAATTCACAATGGAAGACTTTAGAAACTATGCTTCCATGCGTTATTTGCCAGAGCCACACCATGACAACTGTTGGGGTGCGTTGTTTAATGTGGCAGCAAAGCAATTTGTCATCAAGCCAACTGGCAACATGGTTGTTGCTGGTCGAGCAAAGGCTCATGGTCGCATGATTAGGACTTGGGTGAGGGCTTAACGCTTGAGGATGGCCAAGGCTTCCTCAATGTGCTTAATTCGATCCTCAAGACCGATAAAGCCACCATTGATTTTCTTGGTCATTCCTTTGTAGTCTCTGGCATCCGCAAACTGGTTGAGTTTGTGGGTGTCCCAAAACCATCCCGCAGTCAGGATCGCATATTGTGGAGTGGCCACCAAGTCTGGCTCAAGCACAAAATCAACCCCCAAAGCCTGACCAGCGTGATAGTAGTTGGCATGACCAGTCAACTGAATGCAACCTCTCCCGCGAAACCGCCAGCCATCGTCTGAAGCCTCGTCCCTGTTGCCCATCCTAGCACTGTAAACAACATTTGCGATCATCCGAGGATTGCGCTGACAGGCTTGAGCCTTGCCCGCATCAAATCGCTTTGGCCAAATCTTTTGAAGTGCCTCAGCCCGATAATTTAAGTTTTCAACCAAGAACTTAAAGCCACCACTCTCATGGGAGACTTGGCCAATAAAGCAAGCCTGTCTGATAGGGCTTGAAATATCAAATCTGTCAAAGGTGGCATTTAATGGATCGAGCCATTGCTCACCAATGTGCATTTGTCGGAGTTGTTCAGGACTTACCATTTATCAATTCTCTCATTTGATTGTAAGAATCCACGCAAGCATTCAGAGCCGCAGTGTTGCGATCACCCTGTGCAACTATTTCCGCAATGGCTGCGAGGGTTTCTCTGTCGGCTTCGCTTGCTCTGTCGGAATCAGAAGTTGAGTCAGCCTGTCTGTCAGGTTGACTGGTTGCTTTTGAATCTGCGCTGGCAATGGTGGAATTTGTGGTGGTTGATGGACAACTTGCGGAGGGGAAGCGCACCCGACCAGCGCGAATGGCACGATCCAGAGCAGTTTGTTTTTGATTGACAACATTTGTGGCCTCCAATAATTTGCTTGAGTTTTGATTAAGTTTCTCATTTAACAGTTGCTCAGTTTTCCGAGATTCCTCATTCTTTTTGGCAATGGCAATCTTCATGTCATCGTCACGCTCGATCCAGCCGTAATGGTGGCCAACTCGATAAGTCCCAAAAAGGGAAATTAGAACACCAACGATTAACCAAGGAAGTGGGATTGGTAGCATTACTCAGCCTCTTTTCTTGCATTGGCCAAAAGTTCTCTCTCATCATCATCCTCAAGGTGGTCTGGAGGTGTGGTCGGTGGTGGTGGTGGAGTCCATGACTCATCCAGTTCTGGGTTTTTCCAGACAGGCATTGCACCGAAAGGTTGGCTTGGCAAACCATAAGCCGATTGAGGAGGTGCATAGTTTGAGCCATATTGTTGGCCATAACCGCCTTGAAAGCCTCCCATCGGCTGACACATAGGTTGCATTGATTGAGGTTGATTTGGAGTCCCAAAAGCCTTTGCAGCCGCACCAGCAGCCCTTTTGGTCATCACTCCACCAATACCGCCAACAATCAGCAAAACAATGTCGTTAAGCATCTTTGTGTAAGCCTGATCTATTGGGGCCATGCTCTTGATTGGTTGAGTCACAAATGTCACCGAGTAAAGCAAAGCAATCACAATGAAACACAAAATGCAAGTGACAACAATAACAACAAAGCCCCAAACTCGGACTTCAAATTCTTCAGTTGTTAGGTTTGGCTTCTGGCTGTTGGACATCGTTAACCTTTTTTTCAAGAATTGGTGCGACCAAATACTCTGGACAAGTTTGGGTGAATAAGCATCGAGGCTTCTGACATTCTGGCTCAGTGAACTTGTCTGGGTCTTGACATTTATACCGATAAACATCTTTGCAACCAGTCAGCATCAAAAGAATAATTGCAATCAGATATTTCATACTTTGATGTCCACTGCTTTAGCCCATTGCGTTTTGATCTCTTGAACTCTTTGTTGTTGTTCGGCCTGTCTGGTTAACTCTGCCAAACGCTTCATATTCTGTTGGTGGATCACTCGGTGAGCCTCTGACAACATTTGAGCATTCTGTTGATAAGTGGTAATTCTCATTTTCCTAGACCAACCCTTCCAAGTAAGAGATTAACAATCCTGTCAGACAAATCGTCAGGCAAGAACTTTAAGAAGCCAAGAAACCACAAAGCCACACACCCATAAACAAATATCTTTAGGCATAGGTCAAAGGTCTTCTGATATTCATTCACCGACCACACCTTCTGGTGGTTTCACAAAACTCCATCAATTCATAGATTCCAATTGCAACCAAAAACAAGACAAAAGCCACGCCACCAATGATGATGGCCAACTCGTTCATCTCTTGTTCTTTTTGTTTAGCCTTTTTCTCAGCCTTTTCTAAAGACCTAAGTTCCCTTGCATCATCCAAGTCCATTTGTGCTTGACGTTCTTTGATCTTATTCCACGTCAAAATCTGGCCAGAGGTCATAAATAGCATCTTGAGTTCTTCTTCAAAGGCTCTCGCTTGCTCAAGAGCCATCTCGATTTGAAGTGCCTGACCCATGTTTGAGCCTTTGTTTTTCTTTGCCTCAAGCAAGGCTTTGGTGCAAGTAGCCTTGGCATCAAACATCTTACCGATCATCGGTGCAAGCGAGCCAAGATCGTTGGCCACCTTGCTGGCCTTCTTGACCATGCTAATCGCGGATTGAATACCCGCTAAAGCAGTCATTGGATCGATTGGAATCATTTTCTCTCAACCTTTTGCCACTCAAGACACACTACTTTTCGGTTATAGACATCACCTGTCCATGCCCATCTCACACATCGATATTCAGTTTTATCTTTACTAGATGCCACCAATGTAAACAATATTGATGACATCAACAACCATTTCACAAGATGACCCAAGCAATGATGTAAAAACACCAAATGACAGTCAGACAAAACAGGACTGCGCTAGTTAAAGCAACAGCCCAGTCTTTCATTTTTTCAAATCTTTATAGATTGACCAGAGTTTGTGGCCAATGAGCAAAACTGTATAAATCAGGGTCGCCCAAAGCACCAACTCGCTGACTTGAACCCCGAGGACAGTCGCAAGTGAAACAGTCGCAGGAGGAGCAACCTTGGCCACAATTGCTGTGGTGGTTTCTGCATGAGTTTGAGTCATCGCTCTTGAACCTCAATTGTGAGAGTTCTGTCTTCAGTCCGAGTCGGATTGTTTGTGGTCACAATTCGGTTTGTCAGACGATAAGTCTTCCCAGCAGTGCCACCAGACACCCAGACCACACTCGATGTGGCTGTCTTTGCAGAGGTGTTGATTGTGATGGAGTCAGGATTGAGCCAAGTTGAGGTGTTTATTTCCTCAGACTCAGAAAGCCAGTCTGACCAATCAAAACTGTAATCCAAAACCGCATTGGGGTCTTTAATAAAATCAGCCATTTGAAACTCTCCAAATTTCGCCATCGTTGCCCATATATAACACCCGAGATTCTAAAGGAACATAGATTTCTCTGATTTCCTCATAGACATAAAGTCTTCGAGCCTCTGGTGCAGTTGATACCGCATAAGCAGAAACCTCTGGAACAACAGCAGTTGCAGTGGCAATCTGGACTTGAATCAGAGCAGTTGCAGTCAGGGAAACAGTAGGAACAACCGAACCAACTGTGTTCACATTGGCATAAGCATTGCCATTGCCATAAGCACTGGCCTGTGGTGCAGTCGTTGACTCTGTGGAAATGCCAACTTGAATCAGAGCGTCAGCCGTGACCGAGAAAACTGGTGCATTTGCAGCCACAGTGCCGATCAGGGCAGAAGCAACCGCAAAACCCACCGCAGACGCACTAGGAGCCGTTGCAAGCACTGTTTCAATGCTTGCCTGAGCCGTAGCACCACCCGAGACAGAAAAGCCTAAAACGCTTGCTGTGACCGAGCCAATAGTTGCTTGAGCCGTTGCATCAGCAAAGACAGAAACAGCAGGGGGAGAAGTTGTGACAGTTGCAACAAGTGCTGTGGTGTTTGCGTCACCAGTCGCAGTGACATTTGGTGCAGTTACAGCGTCAGTCGAAATTGCGACTTGAACTAATGCATCGCCAGTGGCAGCAGCACTGATTGCAGAAACTGAAACCGATGGAATAGACGCACTGGCAGTCGCATCAAGACCCTCAAAGGTACTGAATGGAAACTCTCCAAATGCGTGAATTCCGAACATTTAAATTCCTTGATCCCAGCCACCAGCAAAGGTGAATTGTGGATTGTTTGGTTGAATGACAAATGCAACCAAGTTGTTAGGCAAAACAGAACCATTGTTAAACCGAATGTTTACCGCATAGCCATCATAAGGAATCGGAGTCGGTGGTGGCTCATCCATTGGTGTAGGCGGCAATGGTGCGTAAACAGTACCAATCACCACAAAATCAATATCAGGGTATGCAATCCATTTGCGCTTAACAATTGGTTCGGGTTGCGGTTCGCCAATAGGTGTAG